CCAGCTCTTTGGGACGGGCATGACCTTCAGTGTTGAAAACCATCACTTGGTTATCTCCAGCTCCTTGCATCAAATGATCTAAGTTGAGTTCTAGCAAGACTTTCTTGATTACCACAAGAGTTATCAAGGTCCAGAATTTCTGCTTGATTCCTTGATTACCACCACTATGATGAGTCCATCCACTGAACGTATTTCCATACCCTGGAGGATCATATGGATCAGCAGAGACAAAAATGGCATCTCGGAAAATCCACTGGTTAATACTGAAATGATCAACTCCAAATATTTCGTCAAGAGTTCTCGCGAAGGGCATCTCTAATTCTTCTCTGAATGTGTAATTCCATTGGAAAAGATCCAGAATCATAGCCACCCAAGTCTGGTTGGATTTGTTCAATTTCCCTATTATATCATCAATCTTTCCTTTAAGCTCTATTCCTGATAAGTTCATGGACTGCTGTGTAAAATATTTCAATATTACATCTGCAATGTTCTTCTCAGCGACAGAAGCCATATGCCTGACATTGGGATACAACACAGAGAACGCTCTAGGAACAGGTTTTAGTTCTCTCTCCTTTGCTTTGAGTCTAATCAACCTCCATTCATAAGGGATTGCCCCTAACTTCCTACACTCTGCATAGTATTCTTTGATATTTATAGAATCCCTTTGCAACATATCATCCACCAACCTAACAGGGTCCTTCTCTGCGGGAGGAGATTGTCCGCATGCATCTAACACATCTGGATGATAGCACTGATTTGCTCTACTAACCCTAGGAGCCACTCCTTTATCCTGCAATAACTCTAATTCAGATTCAACATAATTGAATTCTTGGTGCTTTCGAAACCTGACTCGACTCCACTTGTACAATGGAACTTTCATGCATTCACTGAGAGTGGGTACATCCCCTGTTTTGTAAATTGACAAGATCCTAGGGTCAAGCATGTGGGACATATAGATTGGCGGCAACTTGCCCTCTGCCAATCTGTACTGGTGGATATAAGTGAGAACGAATAATCCATGAGCCTCCTCTACTTTGTCTGATCTAACTGGACGTCTAGACACCCCGATTCTATACATCTTCAGTAGGCCTCCTTCTGGGTCTACAATTGGGAAATAATGCATCTTCTCTTGTCCGTATTGTTCAAGTACGTGCTTGATTCCAACCTCTCCATACTGCTTAATATATGCTGCAAAAAGTCCACAGATTTCAAAGGCAGGCCGTATAAATCCTGTGCATTCGTCTGCTAAGTCGCTGATAGACGTCATTAAGAAATCATGATCACATGTCGCTACTGGACCTTCACGGAGTGCAATCCCTAAAGCTAATGTTTCCAAACCCTTAAAGAGTTTGATGGCAGTGTTTCCAAGTTTCTCATATGCATTCCCTAAGATTCGATACACATTCTCAGTCAGCCCTCTGAAATCACATCCCATCTTATCCCAACTCACTTCAGCACAAGACAGGAATATTTCCTTTGAGTAATCAGCTTCCAATTTATCCAGTGTAGCCAACACCATAGCATATGGAACCGCCAATGGACCAGTTGGGTAATTCGTTAAAATGACCAAATCACGGTAGACTTTCCATCCTTGTAAATTATTCAGCACAAAAGTCCCATAATGCACATCGCCTCCTAGAGAGAACATCCTGTGTACGTCGAAACAAAGGATCTTTTTATGACAAGCATATTTGAACTTGGCGGATCGTTCTATCAGGGAGAATCTTTTATCCAGGTTACACTGA